GAGTCTTAATGTCAAAGAACAGGGTGCACAGGTCTTTGCAGAGTTTCTTAGAGAGCATCTTGGTGTAAGGGCCTACGCTGGCAGTCGTGTAGACTAGACAGAGGATCCTTTCCTAGGAAAGGATCCTAAATTGCAAGGTTCTGCTGTGATAGGAGTTGACATGGACTATTTGATCTGCGCTGAACAGTATGCAGAAGCTCATGGTGATGAGAACTATTTCAAATGGATCTATACCTGTAATCGTGAGAACTTTGATATCGAACACAGCGTGTGGTTAACACTGAAATATCTATATTCAGACCAAATCGCTGATCAACTACAGAGGATAAAGTATGAGCAAGATGAATGAACTGTCATGGGACATTGAGCAGCTCTATATTGAGGGAAAAAACGTAGGACAGATCGCTCGTGAATTGAACTGTCCCAAGAGCATGATTCTAGATTGGATCAAGGGTCAGGGACTTCAACCCTTTTACAAGTGGAACAAACGAGCACAGGAAAACTTAATTAGGGATCTCAATGATCCCAATTTCCAATAGACTGGTTCTTCTAAGAACAGAAATATTTTGTAGCTAAACTTGGTTGACAACACTGGCCAAAGACGCTAAACTATTGATAATGCGAAATACTTCGCAGTTTTTCACAGACACAAACTTTCAAAGGAAATACTATGTCTACTTTTACTCATGCAGGTACCAGTCGTTTGAATGGTTCTGTTAAGGTTCGTTTCGCCAATGATGCACTGCGAGTCAAGGTTCTCGAGAAAAATGGCCACACTGAGGTTGATCTCATTGAGTTGCCACAGCCCATGCTCAAGAAAGATGCTGTTGCCTACTTGAAGGAAATTGAGTTCTGGAAAGCCAACAACGGCATCGTTAACAGTGCAGTGCAGAATGCCATTGAAGATGCACAGGATGGCCGTGCAGCCAAGGCAGCAAAAACTGCTAGGTCTAAGAAGACCGAGACTGTTAAACCTATCATGGAAGGCATCAAGGTCAAGGTCGAGGCCAAGAAAGCCGCTGTTGAAAGCAGCCTAAGTAAGGCTGAAATCATCACACAGCTCAAGAACATGGAAGATGCTCCCTTTTAAATTCTCTGCTGCATAGATGCCCGAGGCATGCTGTGAAGCAGTAAGTCCTCACTTATTTTGAGAGAATGTTAACATGAGAATCATGCAGGAAGTCACAGAATGGCAGTGCTCTACTCCTAACCACATATATATATTTGATGACTGCCTGAGTCATGCCATTGCCTATGTTCCTGAAGGTTCTCGTACTGTGCAGAAGTTCAGTAAGCCCATGAGCATTGATCGTAGAGGTCGTAGATTTGTAGATCTCGAAGACCATGCTGTTGAACCGCCCAAGGCAAGTGTATGGCAAGTGCCCGGAAGCCGTGGTGCCGATCATACAGTGACCATGAGTCAAGGTTATTACTCCTGCACCTGTCCAGGGTTTACCTATAGAGGCCGCTGCAGGCACGTGACAGACATACAACAGGCACACGCGGTTGAACCGCGCTAGAAAAAAGAATTAACAGTGACTGACTATGAAATAGTAAAGGCACCGGACACTGATTCTTTGTCTCTTTTGGTAGAATACTTCATTGAACAAGGCTACTCCCTATCAGGAGGAATCACTATCGATCACAGTGACATGGGCAAGGTCTACATGCAGGTTGTATTTAAATTACCACAGATAACTTCCGAGCTTGGCACCGATGATTGGAAAAAACATTCATTTTAGATCTGTCATTCTTGATTTCAATAGAAATATTTTGTTACAATGGCAGAGACCGTCAATGTATCTACTGCTACAATGGGCAGGTGCGCTGTTCATCATAGCAGGACATATTCTAAATGCCTCGGGCACAGACGGCTATAACATAGCAGCATTTAGTATAGGAACATTGGCATTTCTAGCATGGTCCATACATGCTGGGAATCAGCCACAGACTCTGTTGAACACGGTGTCAATGATCATACATGGTCTGGGACTATGGCGAGCTTTTGTGGCTTAGAAATAGTGCGCAGATCTGCTGGATCAGCTGTTGTAAAAGCACAACAGGCTTGACACAGTGCCTGTTGACGCTACACTAAGAACATGAACACCAAGGAGCAGACAATGCCAAGTTGGATCAAAGATGGTCAACGGATCAAGGCTCGTTACATGGATGTGCCAGTCACTGGTGTTGTAGAGAGCAGCAGAGTAAGGTACGGCGGTCTAGTGCAATACACTGTGATTCTAGAAGAGCCAATTCAATTGCCTTGGCGCGCAGAGCCCACAGATCGTGTGCTGATTGACTGCAATGAAATCTCAGCATAATAACACCATTGAAACATAGGAGCTGACATGATTTTTCCCACAGACATGACTGAAGATGATATCATGGAATTTCAGTACGAGTATGATAGGATCCGCGATATTGAACAAGGTATTGGTCTTTGGGAGATCAACTCAGAACTGCAGATCATTGCAGACCAAATGCGCCAAGAAACATTGGAACTACTGCACTTCTAAGTACAGTAAGCCAGTTTAACCTGCGCCGGCTGGTGTCAGCACAGTAGGATTCTTTCTAACTTAACCGGAGATCACTGTGATTGAAATTCATAACCTCAGCGCTCGTCAACATCTGTTCGCAGATATTCTTTGGGCCTGTCAAGGACATGATCAAGTTGATACCTTTATCCAAAGCCTGCCCAAGAAGTTTCAAGGTGAAGCCTGGGCTGTGTTTAACATGATGGTTGCCGCGGTGTTTGATAATGATAACAGCACTGAACTGGCAGTGAAAGCGCTTGCTCGTCTGCGCAAGTGACGATATAATTAATTTTTTAACGTCGCATGGGAACTTATATGTCTAAGACTGAAAAATCCACTTCACTGCTGGAGTTTGATACCGACGCTATCAAGCGTCGTCAGCGTGAAGTAGCACGTGAGTCGGACCAAGAAATCCTGGCTAGACTGGCAGAACGTTTTGAAATTCTCACTGACATGACCAAGGCAGTCAAGCAGGGCAATATACGTGCCATGATTGTCAGCGGTCCCCCAGGTGTGGGCAAGAGCTATGGTGTTGAGTCAGTGCTGGAAAAAGCTGATCTCTTTAACAGGCTGGCTGATCGCAAGCCCAAGTATGAGGTTGTCAAGGGTGCCATGTCAGCTATTGGACTCTACGCCAAGCTCTATGAGTTTTCCCAAAAAGGCAACGTTGTGGTCTTTGACGACTGCGATTCAGTGCTGCTTGATGATCTCAGCTTGAACATTCTCAAAGGAGCACTGGACAGCTCTGATCGTCGCTTTATTTCTTGGAACACTGACAGCCGAATTCTACGCTCAGAGGGAGTGCCTAATCGTTTCGAGTTCAAGGGTTCAGCGATCTTTATTACCAACATCAAGTTTGAGCATGTGAAGTCAAAGAAACTGCGAGATCATTTGGATGCATTGGAAAGTCGTTGTCACTATGTTGATCTGCAGATGGATACCAATCGTGAGAAAATTCTGCGCATCAAACAGGTAGTCAACGAAGGCAGCATGTTGAAACACTATGACTTTGAGCAGTTCCAAAAGGACGAAGTTGTAGAGTTCATTACTGCTAACCAAGACCGCCTGCGCGAGCTCAGTCTGCGCATGGTTCTTAAAATTGCGGATCTGCGCAAGGGCATGCCTGCTAACTGGCGGGCAGTGGCTCGCACTACCTGTATGCGCAGATCTTGATGCTGACAAAGTTAGCTCTGTATACCACTCTGGGCGTGCTAATGGACGCCCTGAGTCTAGATGTTGAGAATGTGTATTTTTGGTCTGTGCTGGGTCTGTTCCTAGCCTGTGATAGACTCAGTAGAATAGAAGGTGAACAGATTGGTCTATTAGAAGGCGTGCGCACTTATATCAATATGACAGCAGAACAGCAGGAGAACATTAGGCGCATGTTTTTTAATGATAAACAGAAATAACAGCATCGGGGGCTCTGGGGGGCTCTGGGGCATACATTATAACGTTATAAACTTTAGCACTAACAAGCTTGTTTTTTTCAAATCCCATTTCTTGGTTAGATAGAATCACCAGGGGCCGAGATCTCCATGGCCTTGAAAAATTGCGCAGCAGATTTTTTTACCTTGTATATAGACCGGTGCTGTCGTAGAGAACTTGTTAAACCTTAGGTCAGCGGTCCCTCCACATGAACTATGAGCTGTGCGCAGCAGAATTGATTCTCTGCCATTCACTGCCTGTGATATCTATACTGGGTACCCTGTAGATTATTCTGTTTGACTGCCTTGCTGGAATATCGCAGATTTCAGCAGTTTCTTTAGATTCACTGGAACATAGGGTCTATTATCTACACCATAATTGTTTTTTTACCAGTAGATCAATGTTTTCATTACAGTGTCTACACCATGTTTCATACCAAGCGCTCACAGTCTTGTAATTCATTACAGTGCAGACTCCATCTCAGTTCAGTGTTTGATAGGTCTTAAAAAAATTTTCTACCGCTTTTCCGCTGCGCGGATCTAACATCTAACCCCGCCCTACAGCTCACCATAAAAACTCTTTGAATATAAGACCTTATCTGCCCTATCACTCACAATGTTAGTTTATACCAGTGCAGTATAAATATATGATCCAATAGAGGTAAGGCTGCATAGCAGGCTGTATGAGTGAGAGACTCATAGTCTAGGCAGAGGACACAGATGCTCTATGGAGTCTGTCAAAGATTAAAATGTATACTGCGCAAAATGTAAGGTTGAAAACTATTGCAGAACGTGCTGGAGTAGAATATTCAGAAAGCATTGAATTGTTTGCTGAGATGATAGCAGCAGAGTGTGCTGAAATAGCAGAAACAACTTGGGAAGTCAAATTGCCTGCGGCTCCTGTGATACGCAGACATTTTAATCTAGTTGAACCTAGACAATAGTTATTGTTGTATGAAGGAAGTTGAAAAACGGGCAAGACAGGGGTTCAAATCCCCTCTGGTCCACCAAAAAGGTATCTTATGATTGAAATACTGGGATTTTTTGGAACATTTATTGTTATCATAGTATTGGTTTCTGTTATTGTAGGTTAACTCAATCCTTGAGATATCTTTTTTATGGGCCAGCACTGGGATCGATTGACGTATAATAAATGACTGGACAACACGATAGGCGAAGAACGTAATTCTAGCAAAACAAATAGACGCAAATGACGACTATTTTTATCAGGAAGTCAAGCTAGCTGCTTGAATCTGACGGGGTAGTTATACCTAGCAACAGAAAATAGCTGCACATGGGACCTTGTCCCATGTGCCTATTACTTCAACCAGCATGAATTGCATTTGGCCTAGAAAATCTCTTACTATAGTTTTCTCTAGCAGAAAATTTCAAACATCCCGGCTTGAGTACAAATCAAACTGTGTAATTACCAATCTGTATTAGATGGAAATATTCAGCTGGCTCTGTCGTTTCTGCAACAGGCTCACATCTAGTATAGGTTTTTTATTTAATGCTTAACTTTTGATTCTGCTGTGCAATTATGGTTTTTCGCAATTGATCTACAATTCCGCTATTTCTTAGACTTTTAAAGGTTAGATTGGCAATGCCGTATTCACCTTGTATTCTAAGTCCTTTTTTCCTAAATTCTTTAAGTCTATCTAATACCTGTTCTAATGACTCTAGATCTTTGCTAGCAATGGCATTGGTAATTATCTTATACCATTTCATAGCTAATTTGTTTATAGCTGCGTGATCAATGTCTTGGTTTGGTTCTGTACTTGGTCTCAGCCATTTATCTTTGATAATACTGTATGCACCGCCTACGGTAAATTGTCTGCTGTCTTCTACATATAGCTCTACTGGGATACCTTTGATCTTGATGTTATATTGTTCTTTGTATAATAAACGTTTAGTATCGAATAATTCACTTAATTCCTTGTCACAGTTAATTCTATCATAGTCAGTTATTATGTGCAGATCTAGATCGCTGTATTTTGTATAATATTTGTTGGTTTGTCCTCCGGTTATGATAACATCAATCACAGGAAAATCTATGTCAACATATTTTCTAAAGTGCTTGGCAACAGCAATTAATTTTTCCTTAACTTCAGCTGTAAGTTGATTGTCTTTCCAAAGACTGGGATTAAGCTCACTATGAGTTTCAATGCCAAACGGTAGGAATTCAATAATTTTCATATAAAATATTTATTATAGTAAATATGATTATGGAAGACATCGACAACTATATAGGGTATTTACTGGCAGCACATCCTAAAAGACAAGATCCAGTTTTGAGACGAGGTGTAATTTTAGTAATTGATAATGATCATTCTGGAGCTATAGGTTTACAAATTAACAAACCTATGGAAAATCAAACATCTCTAGGTAGAATAATGATGAGTCTAGGAATTTCCTATGACAAAGATAATCATGTATATTTTGGCGGTCCTGAAAATACAAATAGGATTATTGTGTTGCATAGTTTGGATTGGAAAAGTACAGGTACAACATGTCTAGGTAGTAATTTTGGAATAAGTAACGATATCAGTGTTCTTGCTGCTATTGCAAGTGATAATGGTCCTCAACATTTTAGGGCCATAGCAGGTGTATATAGATGGCTGCCAGGACATTTTGAAAGTGAATTAGATGGAACACCTCCCTTCAATGAAATTGGCAGAAGATGGAGTCATGTTCCTGCAAGTTTAGATTTAATTTTCGGTCATGATGGTTTAACTCAATGGCATAACCTAATAGAAGAACATGCCAAAACTCTAATAAGTTCTTGGTTTTAGTCTTTTTCTGAATTTAAGTTAGCCAATATATTTCTTATATCAGTATTGGGTTTGCTTTTTAATTTTGGTGCAGCTATTCCCTGTGTAAGAGCGATATTTTCAGTTTGACTGGTTCTCTTTAATCCTTGATAAAATTGACCAGTCTGTTGACTGGTGCTTTCATTATAATCTTCCCCTAGGTCGTTAATACGCAGTGTGTCTATGTTATAGGCAAGATCTACTTTTTGACCTACTCCTGAACTAGATCGTGTTTTCATAAACTGAATTTGATATCTACCACGTTCTTTCATAGCACGACTAGTAAAAATACCAATGACATTGTCAGCGGTTTGAATTTTACTTAGCCCACCCGAAATATGACTATGATCAAACTCAATCTCTTCTACTGCTGCTCTATTTAATTGACTGGCAGTCACTGTGATACAATTTGTTTCCATAGCTAAATTTCTTATTTCTTCAGATACATATTTGTCTTTAACAAACAAATCACTGGGCGACACCTTAACACTTAAAGGCATCATTAAATCAAGATAATCTATTAACAAAACGTCTGGTTTATAACCTTTTTTGACCTGATATTCTTTCAAATATGCTCTAATATCATTACAATTTTTACCAGATGGCATATATTTAATCTGTATGCTGCCTGCACGTTTTCCTGCCATTTTAACCTTTAGTTCAACATCGTCTATGTTTTTAAATATCTCTCTTGTGGCAATACCTGTTACCATACTGTCAAGTCTCATGCTTACAAGATTTTCTGCAAGTTCAAAAGTGAGATAAACCACATTCAATTCTACCATGGCCCAATTCACTCCTAGATTGGCAAGAAATAGGCTCTTACCTCCTCCTGATGCTGCGGCAAAAATATTGAGCTCTCCTCTGTTAAATCCGCCATATAGTTTTTTATCTACTGAAGGCCACCCTGTTGAAATTTGGCCATTTGAGTTTTTCAATTTTTCTAATCTACCTCGTGGATCTTCAAAGTAGTCTGTGCCCATATCTTTGTTTAAACTTATCTGCATTGCGTCTTTTATCAGTTTCTCCACAGGTCCATAATCTCCTTTTTCTAGAAGATCTGCAGAAGATAGTATAGCCTGTTCTAAGGCCCTGTGTCTTGAAAATTTCTCAAATTCATCTAATAGCCATTCATAGTTTTCTAGCGGAAGTACTACTCTATTGAGATTTACGCCGCAGTTTGCATTGACAATATCAACGTCTGGCATGATTTTGTATTGATCTACATACTGCGAAATAAATTTAGCACAAGGTTTAAGTTTTCTATCAAAATATTCAAAATTAAAAATACTTTGACATCTAATAAAAACTTCTGCATCGCTCAAAAACATTTCTAAATAAATTTTTTGAATATCAAAAGTATATCTATTCATTATATTAGGTTATCTTGTTGTTGACTAAGACTAGTAGGTCTATCAAGGCAAATATCTTTTATTTCTTTTAAGTTGCGTAGTTCTTTAGTCTTGGTTTCTGCATATAAATCAGCACCTGCTCCTAACTTAAATCCGCTGTTTTTCATGTATTATAAATGTTTTCATTGATTCTATAGAATGTCTGCTCAAGTAGATCAAGCATGCCTTGTAAGACTACATCCAAAAACAAAAGACCGCCGATAGTTTGTCAGGTCTAGATTAGAATAATTCATTTTGTAATCTTTTTTTTATCAGTTCTATTTTTAGAGGGCTAGTTTCTTTATAATATAAGATTGAATATAATGTATAAGCTCTACCATAAGATTTTACTGCATCTGCAACATCTTTGACGTGTTTTTCCCAAAATGGTACACTCACTGACCAATGTTCATTAAGAGCAGTTTCAAAAAATTGATTTCCTGCTCTGTCTCTATCAGGAACTATTATAATTTCTTTGTTTAGATTCTTCAATCTAGTAATTTGAGTTTGATTAATATTATTTGTCATTACTGCAACACCATCTATGGCAATGGCATCAAATTGTCCTTCTACAACAAGACAAAATTTTTTATCAGTTGTCTGTGCATCAAGATTGAACACGTACCCTTGTTGACTTTCTGTAAGATATTTTGGGGTACCATCTTGTATTTTTCTTCCTGTGTACCCTACTATTTTTCCATTATGATAAAAAGGTATCAATAATCTATCTTTGTATCTAGAACAAGGACTCCAGTGCCAATTGTACCAGTCAATAGACATGCCTCGTATTTTTAAATATTCAAAAACTTTTTCTAACTGTTGTTTTTGATCATCTAATAATTCTTGTTTTGTCCATTCTCTAAGACTTTTAGACCCTTCTGGTAAGTTTTTCTCTTTTAATTCTAAGTTATGTATTTTAGTAACTACGGAATCATTATCTTTGTATTGTAAAGTGACTAGCTGTAATTTTTGAATTTCTTTGGTATTTAGGCCTAGAAATCCAAATAATTTTCTTGTATTTAAACTTAAAGTTTTTCCAGGTGTCCATCCAGCCTTAAAATTACAATTAAAACAGTGATATTGCCAGCTTCCTTCACCATTTATCAAAACACCGCCTCTGTTTCTCTGATCCCTATTTTGACCTCTATTGTGACAACATACTGCATTAAAGGATATCCAACCACTAGGAGTAAATTTTCTTTGAAGAGGTAAGAGATCTATCAATGTGTTTTGAATAAAATTCATCTTTATAGATTAGCTTCTATAGAGAAATTTGTCAAATGACCCATAATAGTTAGGATCGTCATTATCTAAACTCGTAGGAGCCTTGGCAGGTATATGAAATACTCTAAGATAGCTATATACACCATTAAAATTAAAATAACTTATACCGGTAAATTGATTAAAGGATCTTGTATCAATATCATCATAAACATCATCGGTTGATGGTGAATTTTCTAAAGTACCCTTAATAATTACTGTTCCTCTATATTGTGTCAAATAACAGGCTATGGTATGCAAAGCTTGATTACCGTTGAATTCTGGCTCTGCATAAATATTGCCACTCTTATGTTCATATTGATTAGTATCTGCATTAAAAATTTTGGTAAATGATGTAATATTAGTGCTTAATTTGAGAACTGGATTAATATCTTCTTTAAGTTCTATAACTCCATTAACTCCATAATAGGTATCTGCATATACTGGTGTATATGATCCGTCTGTATCTAACAATCTTATGGCATAATTATAGCTTGATTTTGGTAAATCTAACACATCGCTTTCATTTAGAGTAATTAGTGCCATACCTTTAGTAGATGTTGTAGCATCATCTAAAATTTCCAAAGGTTTCTCTATCATTAGTCTGCTATTTAAAGCATCAAACATGGAAAAAACATAAGTTTGCGTAGAATAAATCCTTATACGTTTTTGATCGCTATTTTTAAATTGAACTCGTATTTGATTTTTAACACCTTTTTGTATAGTTAAATTTCTTTGATACATAATCCTATTTGCTCCAAAAGTTTTAGGATCCAAATCTAAGATGACGTTTACATTATTATGATATAAATAGATCGGTAAATTCTGCATATTATTATTTATTGATAGGCAATGAAACAACAAATAACTGACAATTTTCCATTTTTAAGTTGTGTAAAATCTAACGACAAAGAGTATGTAGGTATTATTATTAATTGCGATCAACATGTTCTGAGTATGTATGATTTATCTATGATCACTGACCAAAATTTAAAAAGTTTATTTTTAGAATTAGGCGAAATTTGGTGGTGGGAAAGCAATAGAAAAATACCAATTCAAATATTTCTAAAGAAAGAGTTCTTTGTATTTAGATCATATATTAAAACTTTTAATTACAAAGATATTGAAATCTTATTCGGTCCAGTTGTAAATTTAAGTGAGATAGCTGAAAAAAGAGTAAAAAGAAAAACAATTCAATTAGTTAGATCAATTAAGAATAGTCAGAGCTGATAGCTTCGCAAATAAGATTCATCTGTACTACAACAGCAACAGCATAGGCTGTAGCATGTGACTTTTTAAAGTAATACTCGTCTCCTTCAGGTTTCGTCCAAACTTCGTTTATCACCGTAGTCCAGTCTTTGCCAATCAGATAACGTTTCGCGGGGCGAATCATTGCCAAAACTGCCGCAAGTTGGGGTATCGTCTTTGGTTTCACGCTTCTTAAGATCGAACCATATCCGTTGACGTGAAAAAGCAAGTTGACGAAATCGTCCTGTTCCAGTAAATCCCATAACGGCTCCTTGTTTAATAATTTGTTAAGATGTTCTTCACTGCGAATATCTTTATATATGCCTACATTTAAAAAATCTAATTTAAAGTAGCCTCGTTCTTCTGCATCTTTATAATTTATGCTTGCCAATCCAGTTAACGGATTAATAGGAATTGAGTGACAATATACGCCTGTATTATGTTTTTTACCATCTTGCAACGAAGCGGGAATATGTTTGATTTGATCTAAAATTACTGATCTATCTGCGAAATCAATATCTATATCAGGCACGGTCTTTTCAGTTTTTTAGTATTATACTTGAACTATTAACTTTGTCAAATCCATCTATTCCAAAAATAAATTTGACATCGTCTCATTTCATTTCAGGAGTGTGATGTTGATTACGATCATCACCGTTGACAAATACAATTTTTTTCCGTTGAGGATGCATCTGTTTTACCCGGTAGATTGCATCGTTAGCAGTTCTATCACTATCGTCAAATGATATTACCTCGTCGACCATTTTTAAATTCTGTATTATTAGAGATCGTTCCCAAAGCTGTATAAAAGGTGCAACTTTCTTTTTTTGAGCCATTCATCAGAATTTACTCTACGATAAGTTTATCACCTAATTTTTTGCATGTGTAAGGTAATGAATATGGCCACTATGAATTGGATTACATCTGCCAGTGGCAATTACTAAGTTCATTTCATTCATAAATTTCACTTAAGGTTGGAGCATAATTTCCTCTATGTTTTACACTTTCACCTGCTGCTTTCGTGGCAAGATCTATAGCTGCATCCATATCTCCGTTTGATTCTAGGTAGCCATAGACTAAAAATGCTAGGAAGGTATCGCCTGCCCCACAAACATCGCTGACTTCGACCTTTTTGGCAGGATAGTGGCGAGATTTATACATAACGCCATTTGCACCATTTGTAACAATAAGTCCATTTTCATCTTTAGGTGTACTAATTAATTTATTATATTCTAAAAAATTTACTTTTATAATTGCACCGTCAAATTTTCTAAGATCAGTTTTTTTTGTATCAATAAAAATAGGTTTTTTACATGCTTGCAATATGCCTTCTATGTGAGCATACTGTAAAAATCCTTTATTATAATCAGATATTACCACAGCATTGAAATCATTGTAAGAATGATAAAAGGGTAATTGGCCATTCCATGAATCTATTTTGGGTTCATTATCTGCTCGTAAAAGGTGCTGGCCGGTTTTTTTATCAATAAATCTAATTTTTTTAATAGTTGTATTATTTGTTATAAATTGGACATCTTGTTCTAAATTCTGAAAATTCTTCTTTACATTGGCAGCCATACCAGGTGTATTAAATGTTTCCTTAATATTAAGAATAGGTACTGGGGCCTCTGGACTGATTCTTTCGCAGAATCCTATAAAATATTCATCTATACAACTATCCCCTATTAATAATATCTTGAATTTTTTTGGTACTAGAGTATTTTTCGATTCTTTCATAAAATATAATTTCTTTACAATATTGACTACCTATTATATGTGAATTTTTATAGTCACTGCCCTTAATCATAATATCAGGTTGAAAATTTTTGATATAATTTTCTAATTCTAAATCAGAGTCAAAAATATCTATTCTATCTACGTATTTTAATGAAAATAAAAGGCTAGATCTTTCATATTCATTATTGATTGGACGTTTTTTACCTTTTAATTCTTTCACTCTTCTATCACTATCTATGAGAACATAAACAAAGCTATCCTTAAATGATTTGGCATAGGATAAAAGATTTAAATGTCCGATATGTATTAGATCGAAGGTTCCATTTACAACAATCTTCATATATCTATTTCTTTCTTAATTTTTGTTAAATCTGCACACGTATAATATTGATATTGACTTTGCAAATTTGTAGGCATAGGAAAATATTCAATTTTTGCATTATATTTTTCCGCAATGTTTTCTGCAATCTGTTGAAAACTGATTACTTTACCAGAACCTACATTCCATATTCCACTTTTTTGCACTTCAAAAAATTTCTTATGTACATCTATAACCTTGTCCACATGAATAAAATCTCTCCAACATTGATGGCTATTTTTAAAAATCCGTATTATGCCATGTTCTTTAGCTTGTTTTTCAAATTTTGAATATGGACTTGATTGATCTCCTTTATGATCTTCATGTTTTCCGTAAACATTAAAATATCTAAATCCTTGTACAATAATATTATCTAATTTTAATGATTGAACATTTCTGTCAAACAAGTATTTGCTCCATGCGTAGGGACTTTGGGGACTACAAGGAGCTTCTTCATTAAAATTATCTGTAAGTCCATAAACACTTGCACTACTTGCATATTGTAGATTCACGTTGTTAGCCTGACAGGTAACCAATAAAATACAACTAAAATCAAAATTATATTTCATAATTTTTTCAACATTAGTTTCAGTTGTATCTGAAATGGCACCAAGATGAATTACCCAATCTAAGCCTATAAAACTTGGTATAGGATTTCCATATTCATATAGAATCAATTCATGGTCATTTTGTAGAGCATTAACCATGTTCTGACCTATAAAACCTTTGTAACCTGTAATTAAAATTTTCATAATTATTTTATTTGATTATCGCCTTTTTGTACTCTATAATTGTCTTCTACACTATCTGGAGTACTTACTTCAATTATGGTTCCTTCTTGTAAACAAAAAAGTTGATGCGGTAAAAGCGGAGGATTATGCCATGTGTCGCCTGGAAGTAATTCTTTTTCTAATATGTCTGCATTTATAGTATCAATATATTTCACAATAAATTTTCCATTTAAAACGTACCAGGTCTCGTCTTTTTCTGCATGAAAATGCATGCTGAATTTTGAACCTGTTTTGAACATCATCAGCTTTCCACAATATTTGTCATTAGAGCACCAAATTATTTCATGTCCCCAACCTTTGTGAACGTGCCCGTTTAATCTCATATTATTTTAACCTCATCTAATATTTCTTTTACCAGTACAACATCTGCTATCTGCTGATTAAATTTTTGCATCCAGAATTTTATATCAAAAGCGGGAGTTATCATGTCTAATTGTTCGTCACTCATTTTACTGATCATTGCTTTACCAGTTTGTGAATTGAGAATTACCCAACAACTTATTTTTCCATCTAGTATATCATGAACTGCTTTATTTAGGCTTACATAATTAAAATAATGTTCAAATTGAGCATTGTGTTCATCTCCCCATTCCATCATTGTGGCTAACGATCTTTGAACAGCACTTTCTACTGGTTCAATCTTTAACATGTCATATAGATATGTATAATACAACTCATCTTTACACCAATGATCCAATTTTACTCCACTTTTAATTACATAGTCTATAAATTTGTCAGGATATAAAGGATTAGTATTGTTAATAAAACTACCAAATTTTACAAAGGCATTATAGTAGGTACTATTACAAAAATCTTCGTATGTTTTTGGTTTTTTAGATCCTTGTGTTATAGAAAAAAATCTATTAAACGCCATAAAACCTGCTTGAACACGTTTTTCGTGTTCTTGCATAGCTCTTCTTTTACGTTCACAGACATGCACAAGACAAGTTTTTTCTTTCATGAAACTTTTACCGCAATGAATGCATTTATAAGGCTGATTTATCAAATTAATCATTATTGATATTCTTTTCTTTGCGCATTATCTAATCCTAAAGCATCAAATAGTTCGTCTATATCTTTTTGATTATATTGAGTAGCCAGCACCTGAATATCATCTAGTTTCATATTAGGATGAAGTTCTGCTAACAATTTTTCAAATTTATTTCTTTTTGTTTTTTTTCCTAGAGGGAGATATGGATGATATTGTACACTACCTATACCTATGGATGCAAATAGTTTCCATATTAAACTTCTATGATTTTTACTTAAAGTCCAATGATTTTTATTAATTAACTCATTTGTTCGTTCTATGTACCATTCTTGTAGAAAATCATCGCCTGATACATTTGATACATATCTCATAAGAATATATGGACTAAATTCTTTTTTTTCTTCGTCAGAAAGGGTATCATAAAAATTATAATTTCTAGTATCAACTGCTTTTAAAATTCTTTTTAAATCAAGATTTTTAGTCATTTTTTATACATAGATCATTATTATGTTTGTCTGTTGCTGTTTCAAGGTTGTGAAATAATTTACATACTTGATTAATAAGCTTATTAAAATTCTTCTAGGATTGATTTATATCACATACTTATGATTGTAACAATTTTCTGCATGATGTTTAATAACGTGTATGGTTTCTTAACTAGAGTATTAAATGCCTTAGATATTTAGACCTGTTTATGTACTGCATTTTTGTTCTGCTGTCTTTTTTGGAATTTTTAATTTTATCTTTTTATAACTCATTTTTCAATTAATCTATATAAAACAATTATCTGCTCGCATGCTTTTTTTAAAGTTGGATTTGAATTTGCAATTTCAAAAATATGCATCCATTCTCTTTTTAATTTTTGTGTTTTAGCATAATCATCTTCATATAGTAGTTCTCGTTCATTAGAATTAATATTTCTTTGATAAACAGTATGGCCGCCATCGGGACTTTCAAATATTTTTGTCATTACCACGCCTGAATATAATTTATGATTTCACTTTGTCTACTTACTTCTTTTACAAAATAAGCACATAAAGGTTGAGAGCCATGTTCTAACGGGGTGCACAATAGTTGTCCTGGACGCATTTTTGGAAAATACCATTTGACATCTTGATAAACATCGATGATGTCTATATCTAAAAATTCTGGTTTAAAACTGCTCAATGGATTAAAACAAAATGTTTTGAATCCGCGATCATTTAAACTGGTCAAAGGTAACACTTCCATTTCTGGACCTTCTGCGTCCCCTACAACTGTGCACCAATCAAGCGGCATAGTTAAGTTATAGTTACCTATTCTCAGTACAACTGCTGGACCTGTAAAGCTTTCTAAAAAAATTAATGGTATAAAAAAATAGTCTGGATTTTGATTGTCGCTATTATCTAACACAGCAAATCGTAAATCATTTTCAATTTCTTCTGGCAATTCATTGAGATAATATGTTTTATTTTCTAGAGTAAGTATCTGCATTATAGGTATTTGGCCTTTTCAATTGTGAAAGGATATTGAGCTTCTTTGTAAAATTTTTTCCTTTCTGTTAGGTGTTTTTTAGCATATTTGGTACTGGCTGTTAGATCCCAGATTTGTACAAAGTCTTTGTCCTGAGCTTTTCTAATGCCTCGTCCAATACTTTGTATAACTCTTGTAAAGCTTTTTCCGGGTTCCAAAAGAACCAGATTAAAAATCCTAGGAATATTAATACCCACAGCGGCCACACCATAAGTCGCCACAATAATCTTGTTATCAGTAATTGCCACTTCATTGTATTCTTCTTTTCTGTCCTTGGTCTTAACTTTTCCTGATATGAATACACTTTCTTTTAACCTATCTTGTAAAAAATTTCCACTTTCAATTCGATCAACTAAGATTAATGTATTACCCGATTCTGAAATACCTTTAATTAAGGTACTAACATAAGTCATTCTTAATTCATCAGTTAACAAATATTTTAATTCTTCTGCATAACTTCTAAATGCTTTATATTCTTCTGTCTGAATAATCTGTACATGACACTTACTCAAGATATCTTTTTCTTGCAATTCATAAGCCGATACTTTATGAACTACATCCCCTATGCTACATCGTATATTTTCAAAGTCGATTTCTTCTTTTGGTATAGTTCCTGTTAGACCCCAACGAATACAAGCATTAGATAAATTATGTGTCAGTAGTTTTTTAAGAACGTTTGCTTTGGCCATATGACATTCATCGACTATGACACATTGAACTCCGTCTAAAAACTCAGCAAGTGTCAAAGATTCTTCATTATCATAGGATTTTTTCTCTAAAATATTGAGACTTTGCCAAGTTGCTATGGTATGTATGCGACCTAATTCTTTACGATCTCCAAAGTATACTCCAATATCTAATTGGCAGTTAACAAAATCTTCTTCAGTTTGTTCTACGAGACTTTTATTAGGAACAATAATTATAGTTCGACCGTATTTTTCACAGATTTTGGCCAAAGTTGCAGTAGTTATGGTTTTTCCAAAACCTGTTGCAATTTCCTGTATGCTTTGCGGATTTTGTAAAAACTTATTGATTACTTCTACTTGGTCTTCACGTAAGCGAATAGGTTGTCCTTCAAATCTGTGTCCTTTAGGCCATGTTTTTTCGCCCCAGAAATCACAATTTATTTCTGAAAATTTAAGGTCTATAGGAGATCTAAGATCTTCAATTTCAACGTAGTAATTTCGTTCTTCTAGGTATTTAAGAACCCGAGGAAGAATAGAGACATAGGTAGTTCCACCAAGACCAAAAAAACTCACACTTCCATCCCATCTACCTAGTTTGTAGGCCGGTCTAAATCGTGCTGTAGGGTCCTCTAATCTGAATTTTTTTACTAAATTTTTGCGAGTTTCTAAATCTAGATTTAGAAACTTACAATTTACTTCATCTATAATTCTAAGTTGTGTGATTTTAGACATCTAATGGCCAATCTAAATTTTTTTCTGTAAAAAGTTTAGTATTTTTCTTTGTAATTTCTATAATATTTTGAAAATTCTTCAAAAAATCTTTGGTCGTATAGTGAGCATGATACTTATTATATATTATAGCAGTTTTAAATCTATCAGCACTAGGAAAAAATGTCTTAGGAATTTTTTGACTTATTAACACTGCTTTAGTATCCTCGGATAGTGGGGAGTTCAAACCATTTTCTCTTACAAAAATGTTAAAATCGCTGTTTGTGTTATTGGGAAGCCTAAATAATACACTAACATCTGTGTTTGCAACTCCAGTATTTTTCAATATTTCTAAAGTATAAATGGTCATTGATAATTCGCTACCTGCTGGAATAAAAAACACACAAGGAAGAAGATTTTTGATAAGATTTTCAAGATTTTTTTGATCGATCTCGTCTAAATTCACTGGAAATTCGTTTTTTTCTGTATGTCTTAAAAAATGTAAGATTAAAGTATCCACCGATTGGTCTATAAGGTCTTTCTCTACGGAATTAGACCATGATAAAATTCCATATTGCCTAGCTGTAAACAAACTTTTTATCAAATTTTTTTCAAAAATTTTAGGAATTCTCATATGTACGTTGCGTAACTGATAGATTTCATCAATTTTATCTAACAAAGGAATATATTTTTCTACGTTATTATAAACTTCGTTTAACTGATCAAAATAATTTTGAAATTCTGGATCATATTCAAAATTATATTTCTTATATAGCACGTGACAAATTTTCAACGCCCAAGTATCTAGGCTAAAATACCAAGCTTTGTCAGTTGTGTTCCACACACAGTTATAAACTTCGTTTCGTTTTGATTTTATATAATTTATAATTTCTTCATTGTAAGGAAATTGAAGTTTTATACGTTCATGTATGGTCTTGTCAGCTATATAGCTAATTTTATGCTGACTAGATACTGTTTTCAATGGCAAATTATAAACAGGATTTTCTAAAAATTTAAAAACATCACAATGGTAAATTTGATTAAGAATGCTAATATATTTTTTTAAAATTTTAAGGCATAGAAATGCCTGTTTCTCTGTCAAACTATGTTGATTATGGTAAATTTGTTCACTTATGTTTTTTATAAAAATAAAATCATATGATTTTAATACTTTTGATGATCTAGTAGCCATTGCAATAATCATATTTTCTACTGAAATTTGATTAAAGGATGATGTCTTCAAGACCTGCAGTCCTTAATTTTATTATATTACTTAATTGCCATTGTTTAATATCTAAACCTTTGATAATTCCTAACCACTGGTTACGTAATAGAGCTAATTCGTTAATAATTTTTTCCATATCAACAACGTCATCCTCGCCATCTACATATTTTTCTACATCTCTAGAACTTAGGACACGTTGATAATTTTCTAGATATTTTTTGAAGACAAGACTGCGAGTTCTCCTAAGTTCAATATTAAGATACTCTAGTATTGCTTCAATTTCTTGAAGTTGATTGAATCTGTGTTCAACGATACCAGGGAGAGCCGCAGATTCCTTTTCAATATTACCGTGTATCTTAGATTCTTGTTTGGCTAAGCTAAGTTCTTTATAGAAATAGTCAATACAGTCAGGTAAGAACTGTAGATTCTTGCTGACTTTTGAGTACCATTTCATCAATAGTCCTCATCGTCTCCATAATCATAACCATCCTCATCGTATTCATCCTCATCGTCTTGGTTTGCTTCTCCTAAAATCAACTCAATAGCATTGTCTAAATGAGGATCAAATCCCATAATACTTTCTAAGGTTTTTGTATCTACATCTCTACCAGTGAGAAAATCTACGAATTGATTGGCCGCAGTTTCTCTGTTTTTTTCGGGAATATAATCCTTAAAAGTATCCCAAACTTCAATGATTAGTGCTTCTTCCATTATGTTTCCTCAGTAGTTTCGTTAGATATAATAGGTGTAACCTTTGCAGTGTTATCCCACTCTGCCATAATTCTTAATAATTTATCTTCTGTCCAGTTTTTGCGAAATTCTCCTAAAATTTCACCTGTTTGTTTACTGACATATTGTAACTTATTTCCTACTTTAGTCAACACCCCTAGCTTTTCAAACATGTCCACCAATCCTGAAGTTGGCGCCATACCTGTTGAATAAGGAATTTTAACTTGAACTGATTCAAATGGTTTAGAATAGCGAGTTTTCATAATCTTACAGGCTGAGCGAATGCCTAAAACATCACTGACCTTATTGCCATCTTCATCTTCTTTGAGTTTGAGTTTTTTCATAGCCACTACAATACTTGACGCATAGATAAAACCTTGCCCACCTGAAATTTTGTCGTCAGGATCAAACATGTCCTGACTGGCATAGGTATGATTTGTAGCAACCAAGCCTACATTATAGGAACCAAAAATATTAACACAGTTACGAACCAAAGCAGTCAAGGCCTTAGGCTTACGACCCATGTCACCTTTTAGGTCACCTGCTTCAAACTGATTAACATCAGTAGGGGTTAATAACATACCAAGACTGTCAATGACAAAAAGAACCTTAGGACGCTCGTCTTGAGGCATTCCTCTATACTCTTTCATAAACTCATTGATAGTTTTTGCTACGTCATCAATCATAGCCATATTAAGCTTGAGGAGTTTTGATTCATCTGTATCTACACCTAATTTTACCAGCCAATCTTTATCAAGAGCATTTTCTGAATCAATTAATACTACAAAAATATCCTGTTCTTGAGCGTTTCGAATTAGATTACCTGAGCAGATGTAACTTTTACCAGCACCACTTTCACCGGCAAATACTGTTACCTTACCTAACGGTACACCTTTGAAAAAGTCTCCGCTGATAAGATAGTTTAAAGCATAGTTACCTGTTGATATCCAGTCTGTTGGATCATTAAAACCAATACCAAGTCCATCAATAGACTTGGTAAGGCTTTTTCTAAATTTACTAATATCAAAAGCCTTACCCATATTATTTCATGCCTTTTGAATGTTCTTTAGGCACAACTTCTATGTCAGTTCTGCCAATTGCTTTGAGCCATGTAGTTAGTCTTTGGATTATTGTAGTGTCATCTTTGGGATTATCAAAGTTAATACTACAATCCATGACTGTATCACCTGTGCTATCTTCGCGACTATTGTAATTAAGAGAAAAGTTCTCATTAACTTTTACAGTTTTGACCATAATAGTTTTCTATTATTGTTGATTACGTTTGCGAATCATAGCAATGATATCAGCAGCGCGACTTGAAGAATCGCTGCTCGAACTAGCGTCAGATTCTTGAACTTTTAATTGTGCTTTTGAAACATTTGTTTCAAATGGAGCATCATCATCTATTTGAATCTGTTTGACCGCAGATTGTGCCTTGGCAGCAGAAGAGTTATTACTGCTACTAGTAGTACTACCATTTATACCAACAGGTTTGAAGTATTGACCCCAACGATCCATGTCAAATGCATGGCCTGCTACACTGGCTTCAAACATTTCTTTGATGATTTTGAGTTCAACTTCACCTGGTTTCTTAGGTAAGAAATCTGACAGTTTGTATAGGCCGTGTTGTTTGATTGCGGATTGTTCTAATTCGCTTAGAGCACGTTCTCTACGAGCCCAATTAGAAGTAGAATAGTCAGCATAACCACCTTTGGTGGTCTTGACAATTTTGAAGTCAAGACCACGAACATAGTCAGTAGGCAGCTCTTCAATCTCACTATCCATGAGAGCGTTTTTAACAATGTTAAAAATCTGACTGCCAATAATAAACCTACGAATAGGATTATCTGGAATCTTATCTTCAACTAATTTTGTATCCACTACGAAACCCTGGAACAGATATGATTTTTTCTTCCAATACTTACGACCCATGTCTTCAAAATTTTTGTCCTTAAACCAAGGACGAACTTCTGTAAGAACTGGACATGATTCATTCCACATTTCCATACAGGGAACTTGTACTTGCATGAGTTTAGAATTATTTTCATCTTTTATTCCAGCAAAGGGCAATTTAATCATTGCTCGTTCAATCCAAAAAAAGGTATTATTAGGATCACCGTCGGGTATAAAACGAACTGTAGTAGTTGTTCCTTCTTGTATATTCCAGTGAGGAAAAATTTGATTATCACCGGACAAAATAGTTTGTTGTGTAGACTGCTGAAGTTTCGCACGAATCTCTGCCAAAGTTGCCATAATGTTTCTCCTTTATGTTAATGCCTTTGTATTTGCCATTTCTTATTAGTCAATGGACTAATAAGGAAAAGTACGTACATGGATAATACGTATTTGTATAAAGTTTGTCAATCTAAATCGAGTAATAAAATAGGTTATTTTGCCAATCCTGCTAATTTTCTCATAATGTCAAAATCTTCGTCATACTTGTTGTACTGTTTTCTGATCTGATCCATTTTTTCTTCGCCCGCACCGCTTTGTGCTGCTCTACGTAGTTTATCCATGCCCTGTTTACCGTATTTTTCATAACCTTTAGCATGACGGCTCATGGCTTCTATGGCTGCGTCATCTTGTGCTTTATTTTGGTAACCATATTCCTGTTCTAGCCTATCAACTATATGACTTTGTATTTCCTCAAAATCATTGTCATGATGTAATCTGTATTCGTCGGCAATAGAATCATACATATTTTGAAGTTGATTTCTAATTTCATCACCCAATTTACCCATCATTCCATCGTAGATCATATCATAGGCATCGTCCCCGCTAAGAGCAATTTTTGATAAAATTGTATCTGCTGAGTCTTCCAAAACCTCATCTTCACCGAATCTTGATCTATAAGAGTTCGGATTCATACTGTTGCGACTACCAATTACCCTATGGCCCTCACCTGCTAGTAGTAAATCATACATCATTTTAATAACTGCCATTGGTTTTTTTAAAGTATCAAGATGATTATAGAACCAACTGATTTTTTCAGGTTTCATTCTGCGAATAGATTTGCCTTTTATTAATTCTTTAGCCTGTGCCTTTAGGGTTTCAAAATCTTTTATTTGTTCTAATCTTTTAATATCGTCAATAGTGAAATTATCTTCTTTACCATCATTGGGGCCTTCCTTCATTTCTTTCTCACCCATTATAGAATGGCCGCTATGTCGCTGTGACCATTCTTGGGTAAGCTTGGCCATGAATTTTTCTGCTAATGAGCGAGCATGTTGTCCTGCTTTTTCTCCAAACTTTTCTGATATTGCCTTCTCAACATCAATAGCTATGCCTTCTTCTCCTCTAAATGGTCCAACATAAGGGTTATCTCTGTTGTAAAAACTTTTGACAATTTTAGCTACTTCACCTATCATTGCTTTTATATCGCTATCTTCTGCAACAGGTTGTTCTGGAGCTGGTTTGGCTGTTGGTGCTGCTGCTGGTTCTTCAGGGACTTGGAAAATATCTAATAAACCTGGAAATTTATCTTGATTTTCTGGTTTTTGGGCCCAAGGCATTATTACATTTTGAATAGGATCTGCACTAGGATTAATTCTTGCTTGATCTTTGAGATTGTCTGTGAGTTCGGGACTTTCGACGCCGTATTCGCTGAAGAAACGCACTACCTCGTCCACTGCTATTTCATCACTAAGTGTAAATGGTTGTGGAAGTTCCTGGAGAGCCTGTGCTAATTTTGCCGCATCGAATTCCATACTGGCGGCGTCTTCTGCCCACTCTGCGAATGCCTGATCTAATTTGCCTGGAGGGAGGGTTTCACTGACGGATTCTTGTGCCTGTTCTTCTACTTGATCTGTTTCACTGAAATATGATTCTAAATTTACCTTGTTGGCCTCACTCATTATGCGATGTAGTAGGGGAAAGTATTGACTGAGTTCTTCTTGATAATTTTTCTGTGTGAATTTTGCCTTGTAGTCTTCCATAGTAACGGCATCTAATTCAGCCTGTAGTCCGTCATCTTCTGTAGCTGTAAATTCTGAGATCCATGATTCATAATGTGGACGCTTGCTCAAAATTTCAATCTGTGCCTTTAATTCTTGTAATCGGCCTACGGCCCTTTCTGTTATACCCAATGCATCATCGTGTAGAGTAGCGCCCCTTATAGTCTTTTGAAATTCTGCCAGTTGAGCAATTTCTTCGCTCATACTTATAATGGCTTTGCCTGCTGGATCATGTGGAGCACCACCGTGATCAACATGCTGAGCCATGGCAAATGCGCCTGCGGGATGAATGAAAGGATACTTGAATCTTTCACCATCTCTATTCTGTATAAAAATTGCCTTGATGTTTTTACGTTGGCTGCGAGCACCTGGGAATTTTTCTTCTACAGGCTTGTTGTGTCTAATTATAACTTCTGTGCGTCCCTTGACAGCACGACTGGTTTTGGAACTGCTACGACCGTTCCAGCGTCCTTCTGCTATGTTTGGCATATTTTCTTCCTTGGGGCCTTGCGTGGCTGCTAAATGTTGAAAATCGTTTTTATCTAAATTGGTCTTAGTTATATCTCTTGTATCAAATCTCAATAATCTACGCATAGCAAAATAGCGCATCTCTTTGAGAAACATATACCATAATTTCTTGCCTATTATGTCTTGTCCTTCAGTTATACCTTGACTATAGTATACTTTTAGACTGCCTAAGTCATTTATACTAATACTAACACGACCTAGATCCACGCCTTCACGAACAAAGTCAAAATCAAAAAATCTTGCTTCTGCTGGATCTATGGTAACAGCGCCTGTTTCGTCTCCCATTTCTAAATTGCTGAAACGACTACGAACTTTATCAAATAGGTCTTGGCTAATAATTTGAATAGGTTTCATAATGTATATTTATTAGTGTGTGATGTAAATGGGCATGGGCATAATCCACTCATCTTCTCGTTCTTCACGCATTTTATCATAGATTGAAGGATCCCACTCTTGTAGCATCATTATCATACGTAGTGCTAACAGCATACTACTGACTAAATCATCAGTCGAACCTGTCTTACCTGAAAAACTAATACCTTTGGCTACGTAGGTTTTTAATTCGCTTATTAAAGGTTTACTATAGATTTTTAGCTTATCACTTTCTATTAGGTACTTCAATTTGGCACAGATTGATATTTTGGCAGAGTGTGTAGTATTAAATCCTTTGCGGAATCTACGAATGTGTCCTTTTTTTATAGGTTCACTTAAGAAAAGTCCGGGAATAGTTTCTTCACCTATTTCTGTAATAGCCACCAGTGCTGCCTCACCTACAGCATTGTTTTCAATACTAAAATATAAGTTTGCTTGACTTCCTTGTTTCGCACACTCGTCATTGATATAATTGCAGATATCTCTTAGTATGCGTGCTTGACCTTGTATAGTTGTTAAATTATGCTGCCATTCTCCCGTTTGTTCAAAACTTGGAATCTCTAAAATTTGTATAGCGGCAGGGTCTCCTCCTGTTCCAAGACTTGGATCTAAAGCAACAATATAAGTAGCTGTTGGTTTTATTTTTTTATACCAGCGGCATTGACCCATCTTCATATAGGGTTCTTTGCCTTCCAAATTAGCTAATTTTAAGCTGTTTATCAGTGTTTCATCAAAGACCAAAAATTCGCAGTTAGAAACTAATAAACCGTTGGCAAAAAATCTATGATTTTTTCCTACATTATATAGATCATATACTATTGCGATTCGATTGGTATCTTTTATACTGATAACCATTTCTGTTCCAGAGGACGTTATAATTTTATGGTTAAGTGTTAGGTCCTTGGCAGATACTCTTCCCATTCCTTCTATAAAAAATTCATGGTCGTGTGTGGTTTCTATTTCTTGAGTTTCAGTTTGTACTTTAATAGTAGGTCTTTGACCTTTCCTGATAAGCCCGTCAAAATTGTTCCATCCTGAATCAGTCATAACCTGCAGGTTAAGATTATTTTTTAAGTATTCTTCCACGAACAAATCCTTCCCCAACATTATCAATTCTAAATCAAATACGGTCAATAATTTTATATCGCCATTGGGAAATTTAATTTTTAATTTGCTTTCCCCAGTTATACATTCATGCTCACGCTTGAATCGTTCTTCTCCAATACTTGCTCGCTCTATAGCAGCCCATTTTTCATCTCGTTCAGGATGTTCGCTCCAATGTGCTCTAAAAGGAAAGAAGCCGTTTCTTCCCAGTTTTGTTGAATTGCCGTGTTCGTCAAATCTATAGCTAGCATCTTTCCATATAAGAGCGAATTGATCTTCATCTGAGTTAGGAGTTGATGTTAATATAGCCTTTCCACCTGTGGCCAATGTAGGACGTATTGAAGTCCAAAATTCCGCAGCAATGCTAGGTTCTACAAAGGCAAACTCGTCAGCATACAATAAAGAGATACTCATACCACGTCCGGTAGTTTCTGTAGTTGTTTGTGCTACTATACGACTGCCGTTGTCAAATTCAATACTTTGTTTATTATAACTTGTGACACCGCATCTGATATGATCAGGACACAACTCATAAGAATATCTAATACGCTGCATAATTTCCTGCGCACCGGTATATTTGTGTGCCGCTACCAATATTGTGCTGTCAGGTATGAACATAGCAAACCATAATAGATATCCTGCTGCTGTAGTGGTTTTACCCGTTTGGCGAGGTAGTAGGTTGATATTGAACCTGTGATTATGATAACTATCAACTAAACGTTTTTGATAGGGATATGCGTTATACTTGAGCTTACCACGAACAGGGTGCTGAATATAGAAAAAATTACTAAGAAAATAATGTGGTCCATTAGTTTTATCCTGACAGGCCAACAGATTATCTATCTGCTCTTCTGTCCATTTTTGCTGAACATTAGCATTTTTAACTAATTTGTAATCCTTAGGAATTGCCATATTTTATTTACGAAAAAAATAGCCCCAACGGGGCTATTTAATACATCAATGCAATTTATTCACCTACAAATTTGCGATACTCTGCAAATAAGTCCTTTTCCACTTGCTCCATAGTTTTGGTATAGGGGTTGCCGCCACCATTTACCTTGTTTACTTCATTCCCACCTTTGGAATTGAGATCATTACCAGTTGGAATCATACTGGCATATCCTGATGTTTTAGGAGATGGTTCATTATCGTATTCTTTTACATCAGCTTGATTATCGCCTAAGTTTAATTTATCTATCATACTACGCATCATTGTGGGCTCGTTCATTTTCATGTCATCTACACCATTTGTATCAACTTCTGCGGGTGGATGTGCATTTGCTGCTGGTTCTCCTATGCTCGTATTACTATCTGGTGATTGTTGCCCTTTTCCTGCAAGTGTCATTATATCACGCAGCATGGCACTTAATTCATCACCGCTATCTGCAGAAATATTAATGCTAGCAGGAGTATGATTATCATGCATCCTAGTAATTGAAGGTATCATTCCACATTCTTCTATGCCTTCTTTGGCCATTCGAATGACTTCCGCCACACCATGCAGTGCTATCTTGTTACCAGGAATATCACCTTTCATCTTAATAACACTTTTAGCATCGTGACCTTTAGCAATTCGTTTGGCATCAGCATCATCTTTGGCGGTAAAACGCTTTACTTTTCCATTTGATAGCATCATTTCATACTTTTGTGTTTTACCTTCTTCAGAACCTTCTGCTCCTTCTTGCTGTACACTTTCTTCATGCTTCTGATGATACTTTTCAGCATCAACATTTTTACTTTCATTATTCAGCACAGGAACATCACTCATGACACGTGGGTCACTCCTATCAAGTTCTGCTAATCTTTTTAACACATCTAGCATTTGCATGGTTATTTCCTTATTGGACTTTGAGTGTTAGCAGGTGAATCTGTATTAAATTTAGCATCACCTTCATTAGGTCTTTGCTCACCGCGCTCTTTGCGTTGTAGTCTTAGAATATCATTTAGCTCTTTAACAAATCCACTATTATATTTGTCGCCATAGTAATCTTCAAATTTGGCATTTGGTGCTTCTTTGTAATGAGGGTCGTCAAGTAAAGCACCTTTACGTTTAGTTTTTGGAGTTTGATATTCTTCACTTGGTTCACCTGGTCTTTTTACCACAACGTGCCCTCTATTAATTTTTAAACTTTGAGCTAGGTATTCTGTAAGTTCATGTTGTGTACTAGGATAGTCTAGGCTAACTTCATAAATGTTTACTTCCATATTTTTAATGTTTGGAAAATCTAAAGGAAGGTGTTGTATTGGAGTTTTTCCTATTTTTTTAAAGCTATTGGTTACAAACCTATCTAAGCTAGATTTCAGAATATTTTCCTGCTCATTGGTCATTTCTCCTGCGATCTTGATCTTAAAATTATATCGCTTTTGGCTTTCTGCAAGGTATTCAGTAAAGGTTTTCATGATATTATTTATTCATATTCTTAAGTTTTTCTAGCAGACTATTTCTATCACTGATAATATAACCTTGTGCTTCAATTGGTTTATCTTCTTCCGAACTATGCTTCTTATCAATAGCAAGTTTTTTTAATTGAAGCTCTACCATTTTTAGTTTTTTATCTATTTTAGCACTTTTTGCCTGTATGGCAGCATTCATCATATTTGCTGCTACTTCAAACATTTTAGAACCATATCTAACTTCTACATTCATTCCTAAATCCATTAGATCGTCATAAGCCTGTTCTGCCTTTGCCGCAAGTGCATCTAATTCAGCATCTGCCATGTCGCCCAATCCTTTTACCCTTGGTAATGCAGAGGAAATTTTATCAAATTCCTCTAATTTTCCTTGTAAGTTTATTGTAGGAGGTAATTTTGCAATAGCTTCGGGTGACAGGTATTTTTCATCTGAAGATTTTAAATCTAAAACTTGTTCAAGCTTTTTAGTCATAATTTTTGATATAAAAAAAATTTACTTATCTTTTCTTATTTGAGTTGATATAAATATCATGCTCATTTATCACTCTAAATTTCAAGCCGTGATTTCTAGCCCAAACAGAAGCTGCTTCCCATTTTGCCATATTTTTAACATACTGAGACTGATCGTAAGGATTTTTACCAATACGTTCTTTTATGCTTTGTTTAGCAGGTTTTATTTCTATTAGTTCTCCGTGTTGCTTCATGTTTTTGTCTATATAGGTAATTAGAAAATCAGGTACATAAACCGTTTGTTTATCAGTTAATGGATCTCTATAGGGTATTTTCACTGCTTCGCTAGCCCATTGTTGTATACTAGGGTTATTATCACAAAATATCATGAATGTTAGTTCCCAACTACTTCTATAAATAGGTGTTTTATTGCCCAAATATTTTTCTGGATTTTTTACCCTATAAAAATCTTTTGAAAATTTTAAACTCATGCAATTATATTTCTTTCTATTTCAGAATTGATAAGTGTATTACTGACATATCCTAGGCTACTGGTCTTAAATCTAGTAAAATTTAAAATTTCTGCAACCAATCCAGAAATACTAACATTGTCAATGCCTTTCAATGTATCTAAAATTTGCATAGGATTAAGTTCATCTTGTCTTGCCTGCAAAATTATAACTTCTGCAATCAATTCAGCAGAGGTTTCTTCAAATCCCTTACTTACAAAAAATCCTGTCACGGAAGCAAAAACATTGGAATCTATACCAATTGGCAAATTTTGATAATTTTTAAAAGATTCTATTGTTGTATTTTGTCTACCTTTTTTAGGTAAATTTGTATAAGTGTATCTCATTATCTTTTAGGAGGAAAAATTATTGCAGCCGGATTTACTCTTATCCTGCCATCGACACCTTTATTTAATCCTTTGAAGACATTTATTCCTATACCTCCAGGTAAATTAAATACACCTGGAACATATTGATTAGAAGGAGGTTCATAATACTTTCCTGCAGGATTACGTACAGAATTGTTTAAAACACTAGAAGCAATGTTATATCCCGTTGGACCCACTCTGCCTAAACCATTTTTATTTAAATAGTTTTTTGCTAAGATAGCTGCTATATCTAATAGAGGATTTTTTACATTATTAGGTGAATTAACAAGTCCATATTGTTTTGGAGCATTGGGAAAATCAAAAAAACTATGCCGCGTGTTAAGAGTGTTATACGCTCTAGCCGTACCTGCTTTATCATACAAAGGATTATTGGTTATCCTAGGAATCTGTTGCCTATTTGCAATATCAGAAATGTCTGAACGTGAACCTGCACCTATTGATAACGGACTTTGACTTGGATCGTAAAATTCATTTTTGAAGTTAGGAATGGTATCTATAGCCCTATTATGATTACCCCTGTAGTATAAAACATTTTCATATACTAAGGTCATACTATTTTGTAATATCTTTGTGCCATCTGCCTGGTTTAAACTATCATGCTTCCATTCACTAATTTTAGGATTTATAATACTTATTAGTGTATGATCATGATGTGTATGATGCAGTATATAAATGTCTATTCGTTCAAAAAATGAATTGGCCACATCTCTATTGTACATTCCATATTCGTAATCTATTGCTCCGTATTTTGTATCAGTAAATTGTTTGGGAATATTTGTTCTTTCTTGGTCATAATTACTGTCAGCAAACGTATGTTTGTAATAATTTATCCATAAATCATTTGTAATTCCAGAATTATCATCATGAAACTCTATATTAACTGGACTATAGGTTAAACCTGTAGTAACCTGTGTTTTCCTATTGTATTGATTTATCATTTCAGTTTTTATATCAAATTTAGGTAAGTCAATTTTTTTAACAAACATACCTATATTTTTATTAACTTCGCCTAGAATTGCATTTCGATTTATAACAAAGTTGATGTAATATAAAAAACCATATTTTGGAGCTCGAACTTGATAATTATCTATATAAAATCTAGAAGCATGTTTATAGTCCTGCAGGCGGACCCCAGGTTTGGTATTCAAAAAATTAATAAAATGACTCATGCATTTATTTATTCAAAAAAAAACCCGGGAAATACCGGGTTTTTTTATCTTAAAAGTAATTAGCCTACTGCAAATCCTTGTTCAAATGGTCCACGGACTACTCTACCTACTGTTAAACCAATACCACTGGATGATCCTCCGGGTCCTTCTAGTTGTATTGCATTATCATACGTTATGGTCAATGCAATATCCATTACCTCATTACTGTTATAATCACCTCCTTGGTAAGTTGCTTGTTTTATAAAACAACCTAAAAATTCAAAACTTTCTAGTGTAACAGGTTCAAATCCTCCATTTCCACCATCTAGAATTTCAACACGCATTCTAAATTTATAATCTATGGCACTTTGAGCACCCGATTGTTCAAAGAAATCAAATTGTTTTTGCAGTTGCTCTCCTACTTTACGACTTACTACCCCGCTTGCATCATCACGAATGGTAAGTTTGGCATCTGCAAAATTATGTTTGCCTAAAATTTTAACCGTACTATTATATACAGGTAATTTTATTTCCTCAAAAGTAACATCAGGTCTTGTGGCATTCATTATCTGTTTCGTGAGCTCAGTTGCAGGAGCTCCTGCAACTCCAAAGCCGTCAAAAGTTACCCTAAAGCGGTATTTTAATTTGGGCATCAGCAAGCCTTGAGTTGCGCTCGCTTGTGAGCCTGATATAGGAACTGTAAAATTTTTTAAACTTGCGATTGGCATATAAATGCTCCTTTTAATGTCTTATAGACCTGCTGCTATATCACCTTTGTTTTTAATACGCAAAGGGATATATATAAATTCAACTGATTTTACTGGCTCAACTGCTATATCCATATAAAGTTCACTTCTATCTATTCTAGCAGGTGTATTATTTGATTCATCGCAAACTACAATGAAATCATATAAAGCTCGCTGGCCAACTAATTCTAATAATAAGCTTTCAGCTGCTGCCTTTATTTCACGCCTTGTCTGAGCATCATTTGGTTCAAATAGAAATGGTCTAGCTAGAATATCAAGCTGTCTTCGTAGATAACCTACTAGTCTTGCCACATTGATTCTATCTAAAGCACTGGCATTTTTTGCCCTTGTTTTTTGACCATAGACTACCAAACCTATTCCAGACAAACTAGAAATAGGATTTATACTTACATCATCTAATACATCTCTTAAAGCTTGGGGGACAGTTGTAGTTTTAAATTCACCTTCATTTGTGATATGACCTACAGAAGTAGCATTATCTACAGTACCTCTTCTAGTTCCAGCAGGTGCAAACCAAAGATAGCTCTTAGCATCGCTGTTAATAATTGTTCTCAGCATCATATGGCTTGGCGGTACAACTATGCTGTTTCCGCTATTATCATTAGTGAATCCACTTGGATAGAAAATAGCCATATATTCATCATAAGTAGATGCACCGTGTTCACCATGTTCTAGAGCACCAGCGGTGTTTTTCCCATAAGCCGTTAATTTGTTTCCATTTGGTTCTAATCTAAAAGGTGTATCACCTAATACAAATCCTGTTAATCCTCTATCAGCATTCAATGCTACCATATTAGGAATTAACTCAGAATATGAAGGAGCTGCGATAAGATTAAAATTTAATGTATCTGTATCTCTAATTGCTGTATTAGTATCAACTAGAGACTTAAGAGCTCTTGTAACTACTCTCCTTTGAGCTTTTCTTCCAAAACTACCACTGCCGTCTAAATTCGTAGGAAATTGACTTACCCAACGATTAGATTTATATCCTGACATAGATTGATTTTGGAACCTTAAATTTTGACCGCCATTTGCAGTAATATTAATGTGTCCTTCAATATACTTCTTGACATTGAATCCACTTCTTCTAGTATTCCACATTTTTAACCCTCTTGGGTATAATAAAGGATCTGGTGCATCAGGATCAACATAATCACTAGTTCTCAATACGCTGAGATCTCCTGGCGTAGATAATGAACCTCCTGTTGAATATCTTGCGTCT